TTGTTGAAGTAAATAATAAAACTGAAGTTATATCATCGCCCCCGCCACCAGTATCTAAACAACAACAACCAAGTCGAAATGCATGTCTTAATCGAGAACAAATTGAAAAAATGGATAAAGTTAAAATAGATTATAGAAATACACTTCAGGTTGCTTATCAAAAAGTATGTGCAAATTTATCATCAAATGAATTGCGAAATGGATACAAAGATTTAGTATATCATTCCAGAGTACCATGGAATTCAATTTCCACAACACTTTCTCAATTATATGAAATAAACCGAAATAATAATAATACCGTATTGAATCAAGAAGTATTAAAGAAAAAATATAATTTTGGTGAATTAACTCCTGTTGTTGTTGAAAATGTTTATACTGAAAAGGCGCATGAAATTTATAAGAAATACTTTGTAGAAAATATTGAAAAAGGATTATTTAGTCTTGGCGATAAACAAGCAAATAGATATAAAGCACATAATGAGACAATGTGTAGGTATATGCATTATGAAATACTTCCATTAATAGAATGTATTGTTGGTAAGAAATTAAGACCTACATATACTTATTTATCTTGTTATAAGAAGGGTACTGACTTGCCTGCACATACTGATCGACCTGATTGTGAGTATACTGTCTCTTATATACTTGATAAACCAAAAGATCATACTTGGAATATTTACTTCCATACTGAAAAACAACCGGTAAAGAATCTTGGACGTTATAATTATACGCCACCAAAGGAAGATTGTATTCCGGTTGATTGCAATTCAAATGGATTGATGATTTTCCAGGGCGAGGATCATCTTCATTTCCGTGAAAAGCTTGAAGCAGAATATTATAATATTGTATTACTTCATTTTAGAGCATGTAGATATGATGAATAAAAATTGAATATATGTTATTGAAATATATTATATAATTAAATAACGTTACAAATGTGTGAATTTGAACAAAATTTTATGGCAGAATGCAATCTATTAACTTTAATTTGCCCAAATATAAACCATTGTACAACAATTGAAGATTATATCAATAATAAGCACATAACTATGCTTATTATTGAAGACATGTGTTTGGGAATTGTAATGCCAAATCATATATCAAAAAAGTTTTCATATATTCAAAATGCTATTAAGTATAATGAATACACTGAAGTTGTAAAATATGGTATGAAAATTGTAAGAGTTGGTTGTGAATGGGATATTAAATTATGGAGTATGAGCAAAATCATGAAATTTTATAGAATACTTGAATATATCGAATGTGATAATATTGATAATATTCGAAAAAAAATAGAATGTCATGCATATGGGTATGATATAGAATCCAGTATTGATATTAATTTTCTGGAGTCACTGTTATGGAATTCTTTTCTTGATCTTGATTAAAAATATTTATAAAAATAAACTTCAATGATTCAAAAAATAGTCAATCTTGTTTTATACAAGTATGATAAAATAACAAACACGAAACAAGATATGGATCACAATTTGCTGCTGGACGCCTATCTTCAAAATAACCATATTTATTTTTTTCTACATTTTTTCCAATTCGTATAGATGTTGTTGTTCCGCCTACTGAATGTGAAAAATCAGAAATAGATGCTGTTTCATGATGCCCAGTCATTCTTAATTCATTGTCTTTTCCGTAACATTGTATCATTTCATGATGAACTTTTTCTAACGATTTAATGTAATCATGTATAACATCAAGTCCTGTTTGATTTTTATCTTGATTTCCACTTCTTGTATGAAAAGTACTATAATTAATATGACACCCTGATCCATTCCAATCATTCCCAAGCGGTTTAGGTGAAAAATCAATCGTACAATGATGCTCATGTGCTACTCTGCATAAAATATACCGAGCAATCATCATATGATTTCCAATTTCAATACCTAAACATGGTCCTATTTGAAATTCCCATTGTCCCTGTGCGGCTTCTGCATTTATTCCGCATATATTAAGATTTGCATCTATCGCTTTAGATAGAAATTCTTCCATAATTTTCCTTTCAACTTTTGGACATTCATCGATATTACAATAATATTTCCCTTGTTTATTATTTTTAGAGTATTCTACGGGCATTTTGGTAATTTTATCCATAATAAAAAATTCTTGCTCCATTCCAAACCAAGGTTTATAAAATCCTACGCTAACAGTATCAAAAATATTAATTGCTTTATTATAATAATTATTTTCAAGTGCTTTACCATCATGATATGTTATACAGTATACTAATTTGTGGTTTTGAAGTCTAAATGGGTCTGGACATAGAAAAACAGGAATTAATGTTACTTCTGAATTATCGGAATCAGTTTGACCTGTAGAACTGCCATTATAATTCCAATTAGGAACACTTGATAAATTGATAATTAGTGAATTAGTTATCAATCGAGTTTTACTTCTGAAATGATTATTTGCATCGATCCAAATATATTCAATTATTGTATTCATAATTCAATAAATTTATATTAAAAAATCATTTAAACTATTTTATAATTTAATCAATTTCTTCAATTGGAATATCGTTTGTTGTCTCTTCTGGTACAGGTTGCATTGGTGGTTGTTCATTCATATATTCTCCGCCACCTTCTTTTACAATATTATTCATAATTGGATTAATAAATCCTTCAAGTTCTTTCATTGCCATTTCATATTCGTCTTTTGAAACATCTTCTACTAAAAGTGTCTCTTCTGCTTTATTCAACCTTTCTTTGATATTATTGTAATTTTCACCTAATTTTGTTTTTAGACCTTCATCCTCAATTGTTGATTTCATTTGATAAATATAATTTTCATATTTGTTTTTTGCTTCAATCTTTTCTCTCATCCGCTCATCTTCTTCTTTGTATTTTTCTGCTTCTTCGGTCATCCTATCGATTTGTTCTTTAGATAAACGAGTGCCGTCATTTGTAATAGTAATTGTTTGTTCCTTTCCTGTTGTATTTTCTTTTGCAGATACTTGAAGAATTCCATTTGCATCAACATCAAAAGAAACTTCAATTTGTGGTTGACCTCTCGGCATAGCCGGAATTCCAGTCAATTCAAATTGACCAAGCTTATTATTATCCTTTGTAAGAGGACGCTCTCCTTCAAATACTTGAATAAGAACACCAGGTTGATTATCTGCATATGTTGAAAATGTTTGCTTTTTATTTACAGGAATTGCAGTATTTCGTTTAATTAATGTTGTCATCACTCCCCCCGAAGTTTCAAGACCAAGTGATAAAGGCGCAACATCAAGTAACAATAGATCTTGTAATTTTTCAGACTTATTTCCAGATAAAAGCGATGCTTGTACTGTTGCTCCATACGCAACTGCTTCGTCTGGATTAATTGATCCGCATAACTTTTTACCTCCGAAATAATCAGAAAGTTGTTGTTGCATTTTTGGAATTCGGGTTGAACCACCTACAAGAACAATTTCATCAATTTGGGCCTTTGAAATTTTTGAATCTTTAATAACTTTTTCTACACACATAAGACATTTTTGAAAAAGAGGCTGATTAATTTGTTCAAATTTAGCTCTTGTAATTTGTGTATTGAAATCAATCCCTTCATATAAACTATCAATTTCAATAAATGCTTGACTGCTTGATGAAAGTGTTCTCTTCGCACGTTCACACGCCTTTTTTAATTTCATCATTGCTCTTTTAGATCCGCTAATATCTTGTTTATGTTTACGTTTAAATTCTTGTACAAAGTAGGTAACCATATTATTGTCAAAATCTTCCCCACCAAGACGACTATCACCACTTGTTGCTTTTACCTCAAAAATTCCTTCATCAATAGAAAGAAGAGTCACATCAAGAGTGCCTCCCCCAACATCATAAATAACAATATACTTTTCTTCATCACTTTTATTGTCGAGACCATATGCAATTGCTGCTGCTGTGGGTTCATTAATAATACGAAGAACATTTAATCCGCAAATTGCACCGGCATCCTTTGTCGCTTGTCTCTGTGCGTCATTAAAATATGCAGGAACTGTAATTACCGCATTCTTAACCTCTTTACCAAGATAAGATTCCGCAGTAGACTTCATTTTTTCTAATACAAATGCTCCAATCTCCTGTGGAGTAAATGTCTTTGTCTCTTCTTTATATTGTACTTCAATCGCTGGAATATCATTTGAACCAGCCTTTACAACAAATGGAAAATGTTTAATATCATTTTGTACATGTACGTCACTAAATTTATGTCCCATTAACCGTTTTACATCAAATACCGTATTTGTTGGATTAATACTTAATTGATTTTTTGCTGCATCACCAACTAATTTCTCATTTGAATTAAATGCAACATATGATGGTGTGGTGCGATTTCCCTGATCATTTGCAATAATTTCAACCTTGTCATTTTGCCAAACACCAACACAACTATAGGTTGTTCCCAAGTCAATACCAATCGTTTCTCCGTTAATTTTATCTGCCATTATGATTTGTAAGTTTAATTCTGAAAAACATTTAAATATTTTTAATAATTTATATTATTAATATGACGTTTAAAAAAATCATTAATGTTGTTGGAAGAAATAATCTTGTAAATGCGGCATGTAAAGATATTATGAATGCATATTCGTTGAGTCAAACTTTTAAGAATAAGATTATTACTACAGCATCTAATCCAACTACTATACATCATTTGAAACCATTTTTAAATTGGTATTCAAATCGAGAAAATATTTTACCACTTGTAATCCTCAATGGTTTTCCATCAACGTCATATTCTAATTTGATGGAGTTAAATGAGTATATTATGAAAGAATCAAATTACACATTCAATACAACAAATGTTATTGCATGTGATGACGAATTATACGATGAAATTTCTGATTCAATTTTAAAAACAAAACCATATTATAACGAAATTTACCCTGTAAATGGTACACTTAAATATAGAATGGATATTTTACAAAATATTATAAATGAAAAGTGATAATATTATTTTATTTAATATATGTTAAAATAATATTACTCGATATTTAATTTAAAAACTTATCTGCGTTATACTACTTAACAGTCACAGTTTTTGAATTTATTTGATGCTTGTTGTGACTTTGTTTTATTTCCCTTTACTGCAGTTGCGGTTTTTGAACCATTTCCTTTCAACACCTTACCCTTAAGCCTATTGAGTCGTCTTTGATATGACCCGTGTTTCGCACCTTCATTGCTATTATTGATCCTTGTGTTAAGTGCACCGAAGTTCATTGTGTACATACTTGCAGATTGTCTTACTTGTTTTTGTGTTCGTTTCTGTACGATTTCTGCATCTCTTTCTTGTATTGATGTTGTATTATCGCATGTTCTGCAGTAATTATTAAATACCCGTGTTACTGGTTCTTCTACTTCTACAACATTTTCTTGATAAAATGCACATAGTTTAACTGAACCACTTATATTTAAGGAAGAGAAAAAGTTATTAACTGTACCGTTGCTTCCAGTAAACGTGGTGTAAGGCACATTGGGGTAAGGGAGAGTGAATTCATCACCGACCCTTCTATATATATCAATCTCAGTTTGTTTGAATACTGCAATAAATGAATAACTATAATCTTCTGTACTTTGGAGTAAGTTATTCCATACCGTGTCATTACTACTTAGATCATTAAGATTAAAATCATCAGAAACTGCTTTAAAGTTTTCACTCGCACGTATACCATCTGTATAATCTCCAACCGTAGTATTATCAGGGTATTCATTAAGTATATATCCTGAATTTCCAATACTGTTTTCTGCGTGTATAATTTGAATGCTTGATATTGAAGATACCAGTGATGGTGATAATTGTTTACTTGCAATTGTTGATAAAGCTGATACAACTGTGGCTGTTTCTGCTACTTGATAATATACGGAAAATTTAAATAATTGTTCAGAATCTTTTGTTATAGCAATATCAAAGAAATATGAAGCTCTGATTGAGAAGCCTTCTGTAATTGTACCATTAATAATGAAAATAGCTTCGTTTGGTTCATTTGAAACACTCTCACTAACAACTGCTTCAATTGAAAGCCATTGGGTATAACTTATATTATCTAATTTAACAAGCGTCGTTGACGTTATTCCATAATCACTCATACTCAAATCATTAAATGTTCCGCCGGTTAATATTGTGTCATTTAAGTATTTAATATGACGAGTTGTTGAAAACATTCCGTTTGTTGTATCTGGATTGTAATTTCCATTACTATCAAATAATGAGTCATTGAATCCCCAACCATTAATCGATATATCAAGAGTTGCATCTTCTTCAATTGTACTAATTATTTTATTATAGTATTGAATATCTGGTGTAGAGTTATACTGATAATTACCACAAATATCTTCGCCGTAATATACTGAAAAATCATTATCTCCACCAAGAACCATTGTGAATGCATAATAATCATCATCTATATCATTTATTATTGTTGAAGCACCTGCTGTATTCTGACTTGCGTCATACTCATTTGTGCTTTCAATAAGGAAAAAGTCATCTGTTTCTTCTGCAACCACCCACACTTGGAATCTATCAATAAGTTCATCGCCATAATATAATTCAAAGTCAGATACCATTACATATGACCCGTCAAACTCATCGGCGAATACATTTGATGGAAGTATCCATCTTTCAGGAATCGTATTATTTGAATCAGATAATTTCAATGATACTGTGAATTCTTTGTTTTCAGTATCAATTGTTGTAACTGTATTATCATCCACTTGATATAATGCACTGATTGTTTCCTTGGTTGTATCAAAATTCTTTACAGCTGACCATAAATAACCATCGGTTGAAGTTGTTGTATCTGCGAAAGATTGATCTACAATGGACGCCGAAGATGATGGGCTATATCCGACCATATTAATTGAAAATAGAGATGGATCATTGATTGTAACACCTTGTGTTGTTCTGTGTCCTGTATAACTTAAATTGAATGATATATCCCATCGGTCACCTTGTTGCACAGTAATCATATTGTTATAGTTGTCAGTATTTTCAATTACAAATACATTTTCATCTGGTTTGATGAATATCCAAAATACATCTTTTCCTTCGTGTCTTCCATCAGCTTCAGTTCGTAGATATAATGTACTAATATCCGCGGAACTTTCATTATACTGAACTTCTGATATAGTTTGATCTTCAAAATCACGATCTATGTATGCATAATTATTGAGTGAAACAAAGTATAATCTATAAAGTTTTGATGATCTATAACTGTTTTCTATGTATGAACAAATACGTCTTATTGAAACACCATCAAATATTTTATCACCTTGTGCTGGTATAAATGAATCGCCGATAAGTGATAATCCAGACTCATTGAATTCAGTTAAGAATGTATTTGTACTTGGGTGATGATTCCATAATGCATAAAGAAGATTTGATTCACCATAGAATGTTCGTAATATATCTGATTCAGGTTCAGGTTCTGGTTCTGGTTCCGGTTCCGGTTCTGGTTCTGGTTCCGGTTCTGGTACAGATTCAGGTTCCGGTTCTGGTTCCGGTTCTGGTTCTGGTTCAGGCTCAGGTTCAGGTTCAGGTTCAGGTTCAGGTTCCGGTTCCGGTTCAGGTTCCGGTTCTGACTCTGGTTCAGGTTCAGGTTCAGGTTCTGGTTCAGGTTCTGGCTCAGGTTCAGGCTGAGGTTCT